CTTCCCTTTCTGCATACCCATGCGACGCATTGCTGCCTCCGTGTGTGTGAAAAGCTGTCAGTTAGCACGTATTTATCAAGTATAGTATACGTGCTAACCTGCCGCGCCAGCCTCTGGCTGGCTTGCCACCGGGCTGACAGGATCGGAGGGTACCTCCGACCCTGCCATGCCCGTTTTAAACGCTCCTGAGCCATATGCGGCCAAAAACGACCCCAAATTGGGGTACGCTTCGCGCACATCCGCTGGCGCGGACTCGTACCAAATCTGAAACACAGACCTTGACTGCATCTGAGCAGTCAAATCCTCGTCAAAATTATGCTCCCCATACCGTACAGGTCGCACCATATAACCATGCTGACGCAAAATGTGATTTACATCACACTCTTCCTTAAACTCTTGCCGCGTCATATCCTCATCAACACTACACACAATATCACAAACAACATTCTTAGCGGCAATACGATCTAAATCGTCAATAGAAAACGCCATTACTTAATACCTCGATTAAACATCTGTTGAACCATCAAAGCACTATTCAAGAACTTACCGGCTAAACCGCCTTTACGCTGAATTTCGCCCAAATTGCGCTCAAAACCAGCTTGCACACCAAGACCAACATTCTGAAACATCTGCGACTGAATCTGAGCCTGAAGCGCACGAACCGCCATAGGCGCAGTCTCAATATCGGCCTGTAAACGCTTACGCGTATAATCAGTCCACATATCCATCAAACCATTATTATCCGCATTCAACCACGGACGACCCTTCACCTCGGCTTCTCTCGCCGCAAAATTGGCAATCTGCGCTTCGGCAGCCGCTTTTTCTCTCTGCATTTCCAATAAATCTACCTGAGCTTTATTAGCCTTAGCAGCTAACGCCGAACTCACGCCAGCACCCAGGACATTTTCAGCCTGGGCGCTGGCCCCAGACGGACTCGCCGCCTGGGTACCGTACGCCAACGCAGGGTTCAACCCTGCTTTCTCAAAATCCTCGCGCGATCGCTGCGCCTGGCTAGATGCCATGCGCTCCTGAAAAGCCATCTGCTCTCGCGCTATCTGCCTAGAACTTGACTGCTGCCGAAGCGCACCCCCAGCGCTTAACACGCTGGGGATAAGCCACTCAGCTGCTCCTTTTAACCACGGAACAAATCCAAGCGCCATTAGAACCGCCCAAGCGTCACAGGCGTCCCAAACATCGGCAGCGGACGAACTGCCTCACGCTGAATAAGAATATCAGCAAGGTACTCTATATGCTGTTCGGCAGCCGTCGCACCAGCTGCCAGCACACGCGGCATAGGCGGGTTATCCTGAATAAACGTCTGACCAAGCGTCGGACCCGACGCAAAATTCTGGGTCAAATGCCACGCCGCAAGCGTATTCGGAACATTCGTCCGAAACCGACCAGTCACATCAGAATACCGCGTCCGATACTCATGCCAACGCTCCTGATAACCAAACACGTTATCATCACTCGAAGCGCCTGTTGCATAAATCTCCTTCTCCAAAATAGCCTGTTCGCCAAGTCCAGCAAGCGACGGCCAATAAAAATCATACCGCGTCTGACGACTAAACGTACGCGGTATACCCTGATTATAACTAAGCTCAGATCGAACAGACATCAGACCAATGACATAACCATGCTCAGTGGAGGCATACGATGCCATATGCTTACCGACCGCAGTAGCGGCTGCGCCAAGCACACCAACAGCACCAGCTCCACCAGTCGTCTGCGCAACTGGCGTAATATTCAACGCCGACGAACCGCCACCAATATACTCGGGCCGCTGCTGCCGAGCATCCGGCGACACAACACCAAAATGCGACCGAACAATCTCTGTATATCGAGTGCCCCCACGCGCATCACGCTCCAGCAGCTGCTGCACCAAAAACGCCTGACGAAATGAATTGACACTTGCTTCAGCATACACAGCCGGATACCCAGTAGCAGCATCCGATTTCATCCAAAACGGCGTCGTCCCAGTATCATACGCATTAGCGTACGCCACATTATTTGGCTTACTATCCGTATCAACAACAGTAGTGCCGCCGTATACAGCCAAATCTACTGCAGCAATACCAAGTCCACTCACCGCCGACTGAATAGACGGCGCTGTAAACTTCTGGGGCCACGGTAGTGCACTCGTGAAATAATCCTGCGACTTCGCCCTACGAAACGGAAAACCGTTAACACCAATCGTAGAAGCAAACGCAACTGCATCACCGACATTCAACGTCGGTGAAGCAATAAGGTTCTCATCACGAAACCAATCAGAATAAATCAAATTATACGCACGAAACGGCAGAGCATTAACATTAATTCCGCCAATAATCTGGGTAGATCCAGTAGGCGGCAAACCAAAATAATCCCAAATGCTACCAACACCAATTTCACTTCCAGCATTCCACGTAATCGTAGGAATATTCAAATCAATACTCTGCTCAGGCGTCGCCTGCTCGCCCATAAACCGCTTCCAATTTGACCACACCAAACGGTTAGGAACAAAAAAGAAATGCGTATCAATCCGCTGATTATCCATCATCGGAAAATACGGCGTCGCCATACGCACATATGCAGTACAATCATATTTAAGATGATCGCCCGGCAACACCTCATCAACAAGAAACGGGATCAACAAACCCGCATTGAACGTCGTTTTCCGAGTAAACGACCCAACAAACTTCGAACGCGGCACATCAGGCCGCTGAATCATTGCGCTATCTTGCTGACTCGCAAGCTTACGCGCCGGAAGCTGATAACCAGCCATTAGCCAATAGCCTCATCAAGTTTGGCAGCCTCAGCAGCTTCCTTAGCCTGCTTCCACTGCGTTCCAGTAAAAATCACCGACGGACAACCATCCGTAGTAACACTGCCGTCATCGTGAATAACACCACAAGCAACCAGCTCATAATCATCTGGATGATTCGCCGGATAAGACTTCGCATCGCTCAGCACATCATGAAAAAAACGAATAGCAGCGGCATCGGCCTTAAAAAGCCACACCTGCTGCCCAATGCTCTCCGCGACCTTATCGCGAATCCCATAAATCATCATCCGTACGTTCTCCTTGCTGATTGAAGTGAAAGCCGCGCCTTGGCAACCGCCTCGGACGCGTCCAACTCGTCCCGCGTTAACGCCTTACGATGCTTCCAACGCTCAAACTGCACTTCCTCTACCAGCTGCGGATCTGCGTCCTTCTTAAACGCCTCATGCAAATACCTCGGCACCGGAAACTTCGTACCATCCATCACCGCATACCGAGACCAACTCATAAAATGCTTACGCGCCTCTCCGCCAATACCTGGCCTCCGCGACATCAACAGAAACGGCGCTTCTCTACCATACAACTCACCGGTACTTTCGTCAAGTACCTCACAAAATTCACCATGCCACCCCTCTTTCTTCGCACAATAACCCGCGACATACTTAATCGCGGCAGGGGTCAGCGCATGTACTCCAACATGCCCAAACGACCAAGCCTTACGGATCGAGGATTCTGTACCATCGATGCCGTATAAAATCGCGTGGTAGTGAGGTCTCCCACCACGCTCGCCATACTCTCCGCAACCAAAAAATCGGATTTTTTCAGCTGACAAACGCGCTCGTAAACGCTTAATGTAGCCGGAGAGATGATCTCGCCTAATGGACCGATACGCGGGCAAGTTCTCATCCGAATACGTGAGTGTAGTCCAGCACGCCTTCTCATGATTCGCCAACTCCAAACGATTACGGATAGCCCACGACCTAGCTCGGTCCATACGGCAACCAAGACAGCCACCACACGGCATATCCATCGCTTCGCGATCATCAGACTCTGGCCTCCTCAGCGTTACTTTGCCGTCATGTCGCCACATCCGAAACGGATGATGGCACGCCACGCTTACAGCCTCCAGCCACCGCGCAGCGGATTGCGGAGGTTGAGGGCCATTGTCTTACCAGCGCGGCCCTTAAAACGACGGGCCGACTTCCCTTTCTGCATACCCATGCGACGCATTGCTGCCTCCGTGTGTGTGAAAAGCTGTCAGTTAGCACGTATTTATCAAGTATAGTATACGTGCTAACCTGCCGCGCCAGCCTC